CCAAGGTCATGTTGCAATTTGAGGTTCTTGCTGATGGACATTGGTTCGCCCTTGCCTGTGACGATGGGCTTGCCCGCGTCGTCTTCGCCATGAACCTCAAATTGCAACATGACCTTGGGCAGTTTTTTCACTGTGCCAAGGTAGGTTGATTCTTGGGTTCCCAAGTCAATTACTCGGTAGCACCGTGCAAGGTGCATTCCTTGGGGGACAGGGGTAAATTCACCACCGCCGCCGCCGCTTTCTTTCGCTATTAAAGCCATCATTCGCTCCTAGTTTCTTCAGTCAAAATTGAACTCTTGGGCATCCCGCATTCAGCGCAGATGAGTACCCAATCGTCCTCGGTAGCAACGCCTGCGATGCCCCTTCTCAGAGCCTCCTCAAGCATTTGCATTCTTTCCAGCATAAGCTGGTGCATTTCACTTTCATTGTGCATGGTTCGCTTTCAAGTTAAACTGGGTGTAGTGTATCATGTTTAATCTGGTGTTGCACAACAATTTTTTTTAGTGTAACATCCGCTTAACCAAGAAAGGAACCCGATGACTTTAACCGAATATTTTTCCGACAAACCGAGGGGGACGATGATTGCTATGGCCCGCACTCTGGGCATCAGCAAAACGTGGTTTTCATTGATTGTTACGGGGCGACGACTGCCTAGTCCCGAACTGGCTCGTGACATCGAGTTGCACACAGGCAGGAAAGTGAAGAGGGCTGAACTTCGGCCCGACATTTTTGGAAAGACAGCGAAATGATATGGTACAAATTTCACATTGGTGACTACCTCACCCACACAGTGCATCTCAGCGATGCAGAGGACTTGGCGTACCGACGCCTGCTTGACCTTTACTACATGAGCGAGAAGATGATTCCGCTTGACACCGAGGCTGTGGCCCGCAAGATTCGTCTTGATTTGGACATAACCGAATCGGTTTTGGATGAGTTTTTTGAACGTACCGAAACAGGGTATTTCAACAATCGTTGCCATGTCGAAGTTACCAAGTATCAACATCAAGTCGAAAATAATCGACAACTCGGAAAGCGAGGCGGCAGGCCGTCAAAAACCGAATCGAAAACCGAATCGAAAGCGAACGATAACCCTAAGAAGATACAGATACAGAAGAAGAATATAAATACATCGTCGAAATTCGACGAGTTCTGGCAATGTTGGCCTGCGTCCAAACGCAAGGTTGCAAAGTCAGAGTGCCAGAAGAAGTGGGCAAAGCATGGATTGGACTCTGTGGCTGACGTCATCATCGCTCAGGTCAACATTCTGAAGACGTCTGAGCAGTGGACTGGTGGCTACGAGCCAGCACCGCTGACGTACATCAACCAACGTCGTTGGGAAGACGATGCAGGCACGCCAGCCGTGGGTCGGAGGGTGATATGAAAAAAAGCCACATAACAGGGAAAGCCCACGACTTCTACAGCCGTGGCAAGGCGATGTTTGACCGAATACAACCCATTACTCAAGCCGTTCCTCAGATTCCTCAAAAGCATTCCTCAAACAGGAAATGGGTGGGGTTGACAGAGGCGGAGCGCGAGGCTATTGCGCTTGAATGTGGTGCTATGTCTGCTGATTGGTTGGTGTTCATGGAGGCTGTGGAGCGGGCTTTGAAGGGGAAAAACACATGACCCCTGTCGAGAAAATGCTTGGGATGTTGACCAAGGTCAAAGGTCGCAATGGGTCTTGGACTGCCTGCTGTCCTGCGCACAACGACAAGGGGCCATCCCTTGCCATTCGCGAGACAGAAGATGGTCGAGTGTTGCTCCACTGCTTTGCAGGCTGTGAGACGTTGAGCGTGGTGCAGGCTTTGGGTATGGACATGACCGACCTGTTCCCACCAGACGACAAGCGCCGCGAGTACCCAGTTGAAGGCAAGAGGAGCCTGAAACCTGCGTTCTATGCCAGCGACCTGATGCGAATCATTTCGTTCGAGGCATTGGTGGTCTCTATCTGCGCCTACGACATGAGTCAAGGCAAGAAGTTGAGCGAAGGCGACAGAGAGCGAATGAAATTATCACAACAGCGAATTGAAGAGGCAATGAAATATGCAAACGTCTGACGTGCAAAAAAGAGCGCAAGAACTCGACGAGGCCCGTCGTATTCGCATCGTGCGGCCTGACGAGGTTGACTTTGAGAAGTACCTCAAGGCCAACGACGTGGCCCAGAAGGTCAAAGGCGCGGGTGAGTTCTTGGATGAAATCGAGGCAGAGATTGCCAGCCCAGTGGTCGATGTGTCACAAACCATGCCTTGGACGAAGACCCATGCAGGGTTCCAGTTCCGCGCAGGTGAGGTGACCCTGTACGCGGGTGGCAACGGTGGCGGCAAGTCTATGGTGACAGGCCAGATTGCAATGGGCCTCATAAAACAAAAACAGCGCGTGATGATTGCTTCGTTTGAGATGAAGCCCAAGCGCACGCTGTTTCGTATGCTTCGCCAGTTTGCTGGTGAAAACATTGACTTTCCGCGATACACGGACAAGGCCCGTTACTTGACAAACCTCATCACACGCATGAGAACTTTTGCCCACGCAAACCTGTGGCTGTACGACCAGCAAGGCACGGTGACTGCACAGCAGGTCATTGCGGTGTCACGCTACAGTGCAGTCGAGTTGGGTGTGCAACACATCTTCATTGACTCGCTGATGAAGTGCGTGTCTGGCGAGGACGACTACAACGCGCAGAAGTCTTTTGTTGATGAGTTGACGTCGCTGGCCCGTGACCACAACGTCCACATTCACCTGATTCACCACATCCGCAAATTGCAGAGCGAGGAAATCAAGCCAAACAAAAACGACATCAAGGGTTCAGGTTCTATCAGCGACCAAGTGGACAACGTCCTCATGGTGTGGCGCAACAAGAAAAAAGAACACGATGCACAGAACGGCTCTGTTGACCCAATGATTCCTGACGCCTACCTCATGTGCGAGAAGCAACGCAACGGTGAGGCGGAGGACTGGTATTCGCTTTGGTATCTCAAAGACAGCCAGCAGTTTGTCGAGCATCACGACTCCATCCCGATGTCGTTTGACGATGGAGGACGATTTTGAATGAGGCGCAAGAAGGTCAAGGAGCGGACGAACATCGTCACCGTTGTCTCGTTCGGGAAGTCATCAAGATGCGCATCAAAAATCGCGATAGCGCATACCGTTGGTTCAATGGTTACGTTGATGACTTTGGGAAGCGTCACAAGGGATGGAACGAACTTCACCCCAAGTCACGCCTTGAGGCTGATGTTAGAGAGCAATGGGCAAAAGGTAACCGAGGTAACACAGGAGAATGGAAATGAACTTTGAAAAAAACATACTGTCGCAAGCGCAGACATTTTTTACGCAAGACCAATTCAACCAAGCGTTGAGTGAGGCGAAGGCGGAAATCATGGCTGTAGCGATACAGACTACCAAGCAGGCAATCTTTATGGAACGTCAAGCCTGCGCCAAGATGGCTTTCGCTTATGAGGCAAAGCTGGCTGGCAAAGAGGACGACGAAAACTTCAACTCGCCTCTTGCCAATGACATCCTCAACCGCATACCTACACAACGCCAATGATTGAACTCACACTACCTTGGCCTCCAACGGTCAACACCTACTGGCGCAACTTCAACGGTCGCACCATCATCAGTGCAAAGGGGCGCGAGTACCGCAAGGCTGTCGCTGACCAAGTGCTGATTCAACGTGCCGCCAAGCACATCGACTACGCGGTGAAGGTGGAGATTCAAGCCTTCCGCCCTGACCGCCGTCGCCGTGATTTGGACAACCTTTTGAAAGCATTGCTTGACTCCATGACCTACGCGGGCGTCATGCAGGACGATGCCTTAATTGAAGACCTGCGGGTGTACTGGGCAGACGAAGTTGGTGGCATGGTCAAGGTGACCATAGAGGGGATTGAATGAACTGGATTATTTCGCTGGTGGTGGTGTACTTCCTGTTCACTGGGGAGCCGCCATTGATTGACGTACTGCACGACCACGTCATGCATTACCTTGCAGAAAAAGAGAGGGGCCGTAAATGAAAACTGAACCAGACTTGATTGACATCTACGCAATGTTTGCGCTGATGGGCCTCATGCAAAAGCCCGTCAAGGGCAAGTCAAAGATAGATATTGCCTACGAGGCTTTCGAGCAGGCGCAGGCAATGGTCGAGGTACGCGAAGACTTCGTGAACAAAAGGGGTGATTGATGGATGCATTTTTAAACGTGATGACTTGGTTTTTTTTATTGTCTGGCGTTTTGTCTTGGGTGGTAGTTATTTGTCTAACGTGGTACTACTGGCTGTGCCAGTCTAAAGGGAGGAAATAAATGTTTGATTCATTCGGAGATTTTTTTTGGACGTTCATGGCTATGTCTGGATTCATGTTCTGGATATGCGTTGTGATTTTTGTTGGAATGGTAATCAAGCGCAACCGCGCAAAAAGGAGAATGTTTTATGAGTGAAGAAAGAGACCCGCACAAG